CTTAAAACCATAAAAGTATCTAAGTCTAATTAACCATTCTGTATTAATACCAATAATGCCTGTATTGATTACATCATTCTCTGGACTAAATCCTTTTTCAATCAACATGGCCTGAGCATTGTAATACTTTGATGTAGGACTTCTAATTGATTGTGATGTATCTGTTATTTGGTCAATTTTTTTAACTAGGTCATTATTATGTTTGATTGCAATACCTTTTTTTAAATCAAATATATTAAAGAAACTAATTGATTTCATAGGTACAACATCAAAATCTAAATATAGTATCTCATCATATTCTTTATTAAGTTCATATAATAAATGTAACTTATAGAAATTTACAATATTATAATCTGTAATTTCTGGTGGCATTGTCTTTGCAAACTGTTTATACTTTTCATCATACTCAAATAAGATAAATTCTACACCAATATCCTTGGCATACTTTTTCTTACATTCTATAAGACGTGTATAGTGTTCTTTAAATTGTGACTTTGTTTCAGAGTCAACAGGTTGGTCTAACTTGTCTGTAGGTATATCAATATATAAACTATATATTACACGTTTCATTTTATCTTTCCTACTAAAGTATATCTGTGACCGCCTCTGTCTTTGTCTTCTAATACATCCTGTTTTAATATTTCCCATGTGTCTGGTATTTGTTCCTTAAATTGTGTTAAAGATGTAACGCAATTGGTGTGGTCATTTATATTATCGTTTGTGTGAGTTTGAAATGCAAAATAAGTATCTTTACTCATTCTATCCCAATAAGGGTATTCTTTCATTGGTGGCATATGTTCACATGATGTATTGATAATAAGATTAGATAGTATCATCTTTTCAGTAGGCATTTTAAATACATCTTTGTTTACAAATTCTACGTTGTCAATACCATCAAACAATCTTCTTCCCATTCTAGTAGCTCTATCGTCAAAGTCAATACCTTGTACGTACTTAACCTTTTGAGATAATACATAACCAACTATAGACATAAACCAACAACCCATAACTGTGACTGTAGAATACTTTTCAATATATTCATCAACCATTTCTAATAGTTTACTTTTAGATTCAAACTGTATTGGACTTAAAGAATCTAATAACCTTTTTGATTGATTTAGGCCATCATTCTTAATTTCTCTTAATACTCTTTGGAAATATTTTTCATCAAACATTATCATTTTCTAAGCACCTTACCATTTATTACTAATATATCTAGGTCTGTTTTTTTGAACGTTTTAAATGCCTGTTGTGGTGTTTCAACAATAGGTTCTCTACAATTAAAACTAGTGTTCAATAACATTGGTATACCTGTCACTTTATAAAACTCATTGATTAAGTCATAGAAATCAGGATTGAATTTTTTATTGACTGTTTGTATTCTTGCAGTATTATCCAAGTGTGTAACACCAGGAACCTTATCAGTTTTTACTTTACAAATCCTAGACATATATGGACTAGGTTGATTTGTGTCAAAGTATTCTTTATAATGTTCTTCTAATACAGCAGGTGCAAATGGTCTAAAATCTTCTCTCTTTTTAATTGTATGATTGATTACATCTTTGATATTAGGATTACGTGGGTCTGCTAAAATACTTCTATTACCTAAGGCACGATTACCACTTTCTGACTTACCATTGTACCAACCAACAATCTTGCCATCAGCAATAGATTGTGCTATATCTGTTAGGTCAACATTCTCATCTGATAGTTTATACGGCCACTCTTTACCAGCAAATACATTTGTTTTGTGTCGGTTACCATTAATTGTATAGTCAGCGTGTTGATATGTACCCAGCGCCTGTCCTTCATCACCTATCGCAGGAGGAACGTACACATTTTGGTATTGTTTAGTAAACTCTTCATTCATATAACCATTATATGCAACACCACCAGATAGACATATGTTCTCACAAGTCTTTAGTGGATATACATGTTCTTTAATTTTGTCAAGTGTAAATTTCTGTAGTGTAAACGCCAAGTCTTCTTTACCATACTTCTCAATATTCAATTCTTTATGCATATGATTTGACTTCTCACGTCTCTTATCATCTGCTATCATTTCAAATGCATTGTAATAATATTCACTATATTTACCATATGCAACTAAGCCCATAAGTTTACTTGCACCTAACGGACCGAAACCTGTTAGTTTAGACATTTGATTCCATATCCAACCAAGTGGTAACTCTTTAGATAAGTCTGTTATATTCTCATCTTTATCTACAAAGATACATCTATACTTAGCACCAATTCCGTCAATGGCAAGTATATCTGACTTGTCAAAACCAGAGTTTATGAAAGCATAAGTGGCATGAGATTGGTGGTGGTCAATATAGTATATCTCATCTTTATAGTATCTGTCAAACAACTTTTTAGGTTCATAGTCAAGTATCTCTTTATGAGCTACAAGCATACCTTTAAACAACGAATCTTTAAGGTGTCTGATACCACCATTAGTGTAGGAAAACGCCAAAATTTTATTCGGAAATTTCTCAAAATATTCTTCAACAAAATTAAAGTTTAATCTGTAATCATCAACGTTTAATTTATCGCCCTCATTATGATGAGCATATGCGTCAACATGATAAGGTATGTTGTGTTTAAATCTAGTATATCTTTCCATTTGTTTATGAAAGACACCATCATATGTATTTTGGTCATGTAGATTTAGTGCAACGCTATATATTTTCATGTAATATTCCTGCTATTTTTTCTTGCCCTTTTTTGTTAGGGTGCCTATCTATTTCAGATATAAAATCACTTTGTTGTATTAAGTCACTCATAGTCCAACCACCTATTTGTGGTTCGCCAGAATAACCCATAAAATTAAGTTTGTCTTGGTAATGATTACTCAATGACGATTTTATACCATCTAATTTGTTTACACCTGGATTGTTAAAAGGGTGTAACATATGAAACTGTTTTAGTGGCAAATTATGATATGCACACACAGTCTGTAAACTGTAAAAATATCTTAAATTTCTTTTAATAAAATAATCAACATCACCTCTATTATCATGCATTATATTTTTTCTTCGGCCATCTTGCTCAAAGTCACTTCTACAACCTTTTGACCAACCAGCAATAACTAAAGCAATATCATTTACATCTAACTCTACAATCTTATCTAATAATGAAGTATAAATGTATTGATTACCTGAGCCAGACCATGCTACGTTAACTAAATTAAGTTCTAGTTTTTCAGCAAGTATTTCAGGCCATTTTTTCCATGATGTATCCATTTCTGGATGATGTACAGATTCAAAATTAGGGTCTGTCCAAGAACATCCACTAACTAGTAACGTTTTCACTGGCTGCCTCCTCTATTGCTTTTACTAATACGTCATTATTCTCTTTATTCTCTGGTGATGTTAGACAGTAACTTTCTCTTTTTAGATAAGCACTACCACCATCTACTATACTATCGTCTCTGAGAAATATCATTTTCTTTTTGAAGTATTTGCATTCCATCATTAGTCTTGGTGCTGGGTCAAATCCTTCTTTAACGTAAACATACGTATCAAAAGAACCTAGTATATTTTTAACTGGTACTGTCACGTTGTTTAAATCTGGATTGTGATAGTTGTTATTTCTAACTAACTTATCACTTAACGTTAAGATTGCATGTGATTTAAAGTTCTTAATTGTGGAGACAGGTTTGTATTCAAATCCTTGGCCTTCATAAAAAGGTAATTCGGTAACTTTTCTTTCGCCGAACATAATGTGGTCTGGATTTTCTAGGTGTATATACTTTTCAATTGACGCATAGTATTTTTCATTTACACCATTGAATAGATAATCATATTGTATCTCATCTTTCCATGGTTTGTACATAGAGAAGTTTATTACTTTTTTAAAGTGTTCTCCTTCGCCCTCTGGATAAACATCATAATCACATAAATCCCATATCTTTTTAGGTGACCAATATGCTACTGCTCTAGGATAATCAACAGGATGATTTTCTGAATATACGGCAACAATTTTATTAGAGAATAATAAATGTAACGATAGTAACTGATTACGTTTATATTCTTTTCTAACTTTATGTGGTAGAGTTAACATACTTCTACCCATAATCATTGTTATCTCATCATTTTTAGGTAGATAGTTATTTACGATAACGTTATTTGCATGACCATATTTTCGTATCAGTGCATTTCTATATTCAGAAACAATACCTCTAGGATGTGGTACACAAACAACTTGAGCGTCAATACCAATTGACCTTAAATAAGTACAATGTTCATAACTATAATACAATAGTCCATCACAAGGTTTACTAGTACATACTATATTAACTTTTACCATACTAAATCAAATGCCCATTTTCTCTCATAACACCAAAAACATTTATGACATTCTCTGGTGTAGTTATCTGTATCTTTTGCTGTACCTGTACAAGAACGTGTTATTTCAAATAAATCCATAATGTTATTTTGTTTGTAAATATCTGCTACAAACTTTTTATCTACATTGAGAAATGGTTTGTAACGGTTGTATTTTAATCTAACTCTATTTGTATAATGATTACGTCTATCTTCTCCTTTATGACCAAAAGTTTCTAGTGCCTCTGGTGGTGGATTACCAGTAAGACCATCTAACATCATAGGTTTATGAAACTTCTTAACCATATGTTCACATATTTCATGTATTAAGATTATCTTAGTCATTTGCTTAATACTTAAATTTTTATATTCATCTTTATCTTTTGATAATTTAGGGTCATCTGATACACCATCAATAGCCTTTTGTGCTTCAGGCCAATGTTTTTCGTCTCTATCATTGAAATCAAAAGTTTCAATGTCATGTAGATTTGCATGTGGAAATTTATTTTGAATATACTTAACTATCTTATCAGCTGCGATAGCGTCTTTAAGAGCATTGTTACCAATATCTCTTGCAGTAAAAGGATAGTAATGTAAATTTGGATAATGTTTACAAGAAAGATATAATGCAGAGGCAGAATCAGCACCACCTGAAAGTGATACAATTATGTTTTCTGGAAGGCCTTCTGAATTAAGAACGAGGCCTTTTTTAGATATTGGCGAGGCGTTCATCATCTGTTCCATGTCATAGAATGGTATAGTAATATTATTATATGTTACGTTCATTTCACTTCTCAATTATGTACTACTATTTATACGTCATAAATATACGTATGTTTAAGAATGAAGCGAATAGGTTTTTTAATGCTAGTGATGATAATTACCAAGACTTTGGTTGGCATGAGTTTACATTAGAAGAGTTAGGTTTACCACCAGCAGAAGATATATTAAAAGGTGTCAAGGCAATTGAGAAAGAAGTAGGTCTAATTGGTTGGCGAACAAAGGATAGTACAAACGAAAACTATAAAGGATTTGGTATTACATATAACCCTACATTTCATAAAGACGAAAATCCACACCATCAAGTATTTGGCTCAAGATTATCTACTCAAACATTTGCACAAGACGACCAAGAACATGAACAGCTTGAAAATACATATTATGATACATTTGGTTTTAGAAAGAGAACACCAGAGGTTGACAAACATCTAGGTTTTTTATTAGATAGATTTGCCTTTCATGTTTCACGTAGTAGGGTTGGTTATGTATTTGGTTATGGTTTAGAACCAAATCGCAAAGGTTGGCATATTGATGAACCACCACAAATGCTATTAAGAGTTAATATACCTTTACAAACTAGTGATGAATATGTTATGCAGTGGAAAGATAACACTTACAAACTAGAAGTAGGAAAAGCATATCTCTGGAATACAAGAATTAAACATAGACCAACTATCACACGAAAAGTAGAGACAAAAGAACCTAGAATTAACTTGGTAATTGGTCTAACACCTTGGTTAACCTACGACCCCGAAATGGATAAATATAGTAAAAATGAGTTATTTGGAAAATCAATCAAAGAGATTGTTGAGAATAAATTATTTGTAAAAGGAGATTAAGATGGCGTGGGTAACTAGAACACTTACACAAACTAGAGCATATACTGATACACCTTTTTATGAGCCGTCAGAAGAATTTTTAGCGGCTGTAAAGACATATACAGACTCAGGTAGGTCTGGTTCAGTTGTAGATAGTATCAGTGAAGACCAAATGGTCAAAACAACTGTATTGAGCTTCTATAGTGAAGAAGCATTTGATGATTATAAAGCAAACGAAGCGATACAAGCAGAGTACACTAGAAGACAAACATATTGCAGTGATAATAATATTACTGAGAATGTTGTACAAAGCTAGTATTTTTATTATAAATAGTAATAATAGGAGAATATTATGATTACAATAGATGGAAAAGAGTATGACGAAACAAAATTTAGCAGTGAATTGAGAAACTATATCACAGCAAGACAAGAAGTCGTTACAAGTAAAACGAGACTTGCTATTGAAATGGAAAAAACTGACGTACTGACAAAATTTTACAATGACAAAATCGTAGAGTTGTTGAAGACCGAATCAGATGGTTTTCAATCAGCAGAAAAAACAGAAGAGTAGAGAAATATGGCAGCTATAGCTAACTTATCGGTAGACCAAGGGGCAACATTTACCTCTGACGTAACAGTCAAAGACGCTAATGGTAATCCTTTTGATTTAAGTGGTTATACAGCACAAGCAAAATTAGCAAAAGGATACAATAGTGTCAATACTAGAGTATCTTTCACTACTACAGTAGCCGCAGACGCTACCACAGGTATTGTTTCCTTACAGTTATCTAAAACTCAAACCGAGGCATTAGATGATACCAGATACGTTTACGATTTAGAAATTACACAAACCAGTAGCGGAAACGTTACTAGAGTGATTGAAGGCATAATTACAGTTAGACCACAAGTTTCAGTATAATACAACTCCTTTTCATTATAAATAGTACAAAGAGGGAGCAATAATGCCTGATATTACAGCAAAAATTAACGTTAACACATCAGCGGGTCCAGATAAAGTATCAGTTACTTTGCCATCGGCTCAGGCAGCAGCCAACAGTTCCTTACAATTAAAGTCGTTGGGTGACGTAGACGCAAGTACATTGAATGATGGTGCGTTATTACAATATAGAGCAAGCGATGGTAAATTTGTAACAAGAACAGAAATTGTTACAACAACAGGAACGCTGTTATTTAACTGTGGGAGTTTTTAAATAAGATATGGCAACAGTAATTCAGATAAAAAGAAGTTCGGGTACTACTAGTCCCGCTACTCTAAAACAAGGTGAATTAGCTTACACATACGGTTCAGGTACCCAAGCCAATAACGGTGATAGAATATTTTTAGGTACAGGTTCAGTTGATGGTAATGGTGACGCAACAAGTATTGATATTATCGGTGGTAAGTATTTTACATCTATATTAGACCACGTTCAAGGAACATTAACGGCTAACTCTGCTCTAATAGTAGATTCAAATAGTGCGATTGACCAATTTATTGTTGGTACTTCTGCTACAGTCGGTGGTACAATTAAATTTAACGAGGGTACAAATAACGGTTCAAACTTTATTGCCCTTAAATCGCCTAACGCAGTTTCGGCTACTACGACATTCGTATTACCAGACGGCGATGGTTCTCCAGGACAATTCTTAAAAACAGATGGTGCTGGTAATTTAGATTTTGCAACTGTAAACCAGTTTATTGATTTAGCAGGTGACACAGGAACAGATACATACAATACGGCAGAAACTTTAACATTTGCCGGTGGTGCTGGTCTTGAAGCAGTTGTAACAGACAACACAATTACATACAATGCAACAGCATTAACAAATTCAAATTTATCTGGTAGTGCGGCTATATCAAATGCTAACTTAGCAAATCCGACAACTACAATTGGTTCATCTACATTAACATTAGGTGCAACTACAACTGACATTGCAGGTATAACTTCATTAGTTGTTGATGATATTACGACAAACGGTCAAACTATATCTACAACAGCAAGTAACAAAGATATTAATTTATCGCCACACGGTACAGGTTCAGTAATTGTACCATCAGGTTACGAAGACAGAGCAGGTTTTCAATCACAGTCACTTGCTAACAAAGCATATGTTGACCAAGTTGCTCAAGGCCTTGACGCTAAACCATCTGCTAAAGCGGCTTCTACAGCAAACTTATCAGCGACATATGATAATGGTACTGCTGGTGTCGGCGCAACATTAACAAACTCTGGCTCACAAGCTGCATTAACACTTGACGGTGTAACTTTAGTTGTTGCAGATAGAATATTAATTAAAGACCAAACAACAGCTGCTCAAAACGGTATCTATGTTGTAACTACAGTTGGTGATGGTTCATCAAATTGGGTTTTAACAAGAGCAACTCCGGAAGACCAACCTGCTGAATTATCAGGTGGTTCATTCGTATTCGTTGAAGAAGGTACTGCTGGTGGTAATAACGGTTATGTATTTACTCACACAGGTGCTCCTACATTTGGTACAACAGCATTAGATGTATCACAGTTTTCAGGTGCTGGGCAAGTTATTGCTGGTGACGCATTATCAAAAACAGGTAATACACTTAATGTAGAAACAGATAACTCATCTATTGAAGTTAACTCAGACGCATTAAGAGTTAAAGCATTAGGTATTACAGACGCCATGTTAGCAGGCTCAATTTCAAGTGCTAAACTAACTGACCCATTATACTTTACAGACGAAAGTTCTACACAAGGTAATGTAAGATTAGGTGGTACTTTAGAATTTCTTGCTGGCGAGGGTATTAATACAGTAGCAAGTGGTAACACAATTCAAATCGTTGGTGAATTAGCAAGTACATCAAATAAAGGTGTTGCTTCATTTCATTCAGACAACTTTACAGTAACATCTGGTGTAGTTACAATTTCAACAGTTGACGGCGGAACATATTAACAATGGCAACAGTTCTTAAACCAAAAAGAAGTGAAACAAGTTTAAGTTTACCTGCTACTAGTGATTTAGAAGTCGGCGAATTGGCAATGAACATTGCTGATGGTAAGTTTTATACTAAAACATCAAGCAACGTTGTCAAAGAAATGGGTGGTGCAGGTTCTGCTATTCTAAATGACGTAACAGCAAACGGAAATATTACCAACCAAGATATTATTCTAAACGGTTCAGACCTAGTATTTGAAGGTAATTTAGCAAACGCATTTGAAACAAATTTAACGGCTCTTGAGCCAACTTCTGATAGGGTAATCAGTTTACCAAACGTTTCAGGAACAATAATTACAACCGGAAATTTAACAACTGACGGAAGTACAACAGGAGACGCATTAGTAGGTGAGGGTGACGCCCTTGCTTATGCAATCGTCTTTGGAGGATAATATAAACTATGGCTTCATCATTTAAGAACGCAGGAATGACAGTGGCAACAACTGACAACAGTTCAGCAAATGTATATACGGCAAGTACCAATGGTGGTGCCGTTATTCATGCTGTATATATTTCAAATAAACATCCAACTAACTATGCAAACGTTGATGTAAAAGTGACCACAGACGGTGGTAGTACATTTCATCACATAGGAAAGTCTCTAATTGTTGAACCAGAGAACACTTTACAGTTGGATAAACCAATTAACATGGAACAAAACGATATTTTAAGAATAGTTGCAGAATTAAACTCTGACAGTTCAACTCCGGATGTTGAGTGTTTTGCAAGTATTTTGGAAGTAACTGTATAAACTATTATAAATAATACGTAAGAGGGAAGAACAAAAGTATGAGTTATTTAATTGCAAAGAAA